ATGTAGAAAAACATGGAAAGAACTTATATGAAACTATACGAGAACGAGCAACAGACAAACAAGTCTTCTACGTCTTTGGAGGCGTTGAAGCTGACGAAAGAGAAAAGATTAGAGAGATCACAGAGAAATCTGACAACGCCATTATCGTGGCTTCCTATGGGACTTTCTCTACAGGCATTAACATCAGGAATCTGCATAACATTATTTTTGCTAGTCCTTCTAAATCTAGGATAAGAAACTTACAGAGTATTGGTAGAGGTTTAAGATTAAAAGATAACAACTCGGCCGCTACGTTGTATGATATAGCAGATGATGTTTCACACAATGGTAAAGAGAATTACACTTTACAGCACTTTAAAGAAAGAATAAATATATACAACGGAGAGGATTTCAATTACGAAATCCATAATGTGGAGTTATTCAATGGTTCAAAAAAAGACGATAAACCCAATTAAGATTATCAAGTTAATAAACGGTGATGATATTGTATGCGCATTACCCGCAGAACAATTACCAGATAAATCACCTATGTTAAGATTGAGTAAACCTCTTCAGGTTAAATATATACCACAATTTACAGCAGTTGGTCTAAAAGACTATGTGGCACTTATTAAATGGAGCCCATACACACCAGATCATATTATTACTATTCCAAAAGATAAGATAATGTCAATTGTAAATGCCAGTGGTGAAATGACTAGAAGTTATGAGTTTGTAATTAAGACATATGATAAGCCTGAGCCTATTGTAAAAAAAGAAACACCTATGTCATTTAAAAGAGAAAGATTGAGTGACGAAGATAATGAGAAAATGAATGAAATATTTGATGAGTTTGATGATGACTTTATTCCTAAAAAGACTATACACTAATAGACTCTATCCTCTGCCATCGCTCGACAAGCTCATTATATACAAAATTATGAAAAAGTCAACCCTGATTTGAAGATATGATTATTAAACATTTAGACTCGTTTTATATTGTAAACCCCATTGAAAATTTTGAGTTTCACAATAAAAAACTATTAGAACTAATAGAAAAAACACCTAAATCTAAATATATGGATATATCACTTACGGATTGGAAAGTGCCAGAGGATATACACAGGCCATATTTAAAGTATTTCGTAGATATGATTAAACCCAAAATAGATAAAATTTCTCATTTTTTGAATTTTAAAAAAGTTATATTATCTAATACATGGACACAGCAATATCTCAACAAAGATAAACATGACTGGCACCACCATGCTGATTGTAATTTTACAAATATCTACTATGTAGAATTACCAGATTTAGATTACAAAACTGAGTTATATGACCCAGTAAATAAATCAATAATAAATATTGATGTTAAAGAGGGTGACTTGATTACTTTTCCAGCATACATACATCACAGGTCTAAAGAGAACTTATCAAATAAAAGAAAAACAATCATATCATTTAATATGAATTGTGATGTGACAGATAAGGAAAATATCGAATCATCATTGACAAAATCAATTAAACCTAGTATATTATAATTATGGCAGCAAAAAAAGAACATTACGTTAATAACAAAGAATTTTTAGAGGCAATGAAAGCCTATAAAAAAAGTGTAAACAAAGCGAAAAGAGAAAAGAAAGAAAAACCACCTGTAACGGATTATATAGGAAAGTGTTTTCTAAAGATAGCGAATCACCTATCATATAGACCTAATTTTATTAACTATACATTTAGAGACGATATGATTAGTGATGGTATTGAAAACTGTCTACAGTATTTGGACAATTTTAACCCTGCGAAATCTAATAACCCTTTCGCTTACTTTACCCAAATAATATATTACGCCTTTGTAAGAAGAATACAAAAAGAAAAGAAACAAACAACCATAAAACATAAACTAATTATGGATGCTAATTATGATGATGTAACCTTACAACCAGGCGATGATAGTGAATTTAAAAATCAATTTAGAGAATTTTTACAAAAGAATACTCGTATAGAAGAACCCACAAAAAAAGAAAAACAAAAGAAAAAAACGAGAGTAAGAAAACCAACATCTAAATTGTTTCATTAACATATGAAAATAGCCTTGTTAAACGATACGCACTTTGGTGCGAGAAACGATAGTCCAGCTTTTTTGGATTATTTTATGCGTTTCTATAATGAGATATTTTTTCCTTATCTTAAAGAACACGATATTAAAACACTCATACATCTAGGTGATGTTGTTGATAGAAGAAAGTTTATTAACTTTAAAACGGCACACACATTTAGACAAGACTTTATGCATCGTCTTTACAAAGAGGGTATTGACACACACATAATTCTTGGTAACCATGATACCTATTACAAAAATACAAATGAGGTAAATGCGATTAATGAGTTGTGTACAACATATGACGGTATAAAAGAACCTTGGATTTACGACAAGGCAGTGACAAAAAATTTTGGCGGCACCGATATTTGTCTTATACCGTGGATATGTGATGATAACTATGAGCATTCTATCAAAGAGATAGAGAATAGTAAAGCGCAGATCGCACTAGGTCATTTAGAGATAAAAGGCTTTGAGATGCATAGTGGTCATATGAATATGCAAGGGTTAGATAAATCTATGTTTCACAGATTTGAAAAAGTATTATCTGGTCACTTTCATAAGAAATCAGATGATGGTCAGATATACTATCTAGGCACACAGTATGAAATCACTTGGTCAGATTATAGATGTCCAAAAGGTTTTCATATATTAGATACAGAGACTAGAGAACTAACTAGAGTGCCTAATCCAATGAGAATACATAAGAAGTTAATTTACAATGATAAAGATAACGACTATGTAAATATGGACCTATCACAATTTAAAGACACCTTTGTAAAAGTTTTTGTTACAAACAAAACAAACGAAGAAATGTTTAATAACCTAATTGATAGATTACATAACACGGTAGATACACATGAGGTTAATATCATAGAAGATTTAAATACGGATATTACTGCATCTGTAAAAGAAGATATACTAGAACAAGGAGAGGACACGCTTACATTTTTAGGAAACTATGTAGATCAGATAGATAGTGATGTGGATAAACATAAACTTAAAAATGTCATAAAGGATTTATATACTGAAGCAAGTGAAAGGTAAAAGTGGAGTTTATACATTTAGGGCAGCATATCTGTAAAGATATTATTAGTGGTGATTTAGTTTACAGATTAAATAAAAAGATTGATGATACGTTTGCTAAAAACGAACAAACAGATTTTAGTAATCAATTATCTGCTAAGATAAAAACTGAGTATGATGTTGCTGATATATTAAAAGAGGTTGATAGTACACGACAGATACCTGATTTGATACAACAAGCACACGACAGATACTTACATGATGATGCTTTTAAATGGAGTGTTAAGTTTTATGCTGGGTGGGGCAACGATCAAAAAGAGGGTGAATACCAGATAGCACATAAACACAGTGGTGCCAGTCCTTTAGGTTACTCATTAATATTATTTCTAAAGGTACCTGATTTTGGTCCTGAGTATCAACACTCAACATGGCCAACAAATGGTCGTACAGTTATATTTGGTAATGGTGGTGGACAGTTATCTACGACACATATAACAATTGATCCAAAAGTAGGTGACATATATATTTTTCCATATGATATGGAACACATAGTATATCCCTTTAGAGGTGATGGTATAAGAAGATCAATAAGTTGTAATTTTGATTTGATAGGAAGTAAATGATATTATTTAAAAAGATTAGATGGAAGAATTTTCTATCTACAGGAAATACTTTTGTTGAGATAGAATTGAACAAGTCACAAATGACTTTGATGATCGGCGCCAATGGTTCTGGTAAGTCAACAATGTTAGACGCATTGACCTTTGCGTTATTCAATAGACCTTTTAGGTTAATCAAAAAAGAACAGATAGTGAACACTATAAACAATGGCGATACGCTAGTTGAGGTAGAGTTTCAAATAGGTACAAAATTATTTAAAGTAATTAGAGGTATCAAACCAAATATATTTGAAATCTATTGTGATGGCATATTACAAAACCAAGACGCCTCTAGTGTAGATTATCAAAAGATATTAGAGGACCAGATATTAAGATTAAATTATAGAGCATTTAAACAGATCGCTGTTTTGGGTTCTTCATCTTATCAACCATTTATGCAGATGAGACCTAGACATAGACGAGAGGTCGTTGAAGAAATATTAGATATTAGAGTTTTAACTCACATGGATAATCTAACAAGAAATCAACAAACAGAATTAGGTAAACAAATCGTAGAAGCTAGACACCAATGTGATCTAATTGAATCTAAACATGAATTACAAACAAAACATTTTAATGATTTAAAAAATAGAAGTACAGGCGACATTGATATTAAGAAACAGAAACTACAAGAAAACAAAGACGCCACCGAATCATATTTGAGAAAGATAGAAAAATTAGAAGAAGACTATAAACAATACAATTCTCAAATGGTAGATAAACCAAAGTATGAAACTAAACTAAAACAATTAGAAAAGTTAGAAACGAAGATAGAACAAAACTTAGATACACACAAAAAGAGTTTAGACTTTTTCGAACAAAATGATAGTTGCCCTACTTGTACTCAAAAGATAGAAGAAAAATTTAGAGACGAGAAGATAACAAAAGAAAGAAATAAAGTGGTGACCTTAAATGATGGTATGAAAGATTTGGTCAATGAGATAACAAGTACAGAAAACAAGATAACAGAATTTAATGGTATATCAGAAAAACTTTATGACACAAAGATAGAAATGTCAAAAGTAGAATCATCTATAAAAGAACTAAAAAGATTTACAGATACTTTACACAATGAGATATTATTATTAGAGGGTAAAGATGATGACGATAAAGATATATCAAAAAACCTAGTTGAGTTAAAAGAACAATTAGAAACAACAAAGATAGAACTAAATAATGTTACAGAGGATAAAAAATATATAGATGTGATTAGAGAGATACTATCTGATAGAGGCGCCAAAGCCAAAATCATTAAAAAGTATTTACCTATTATGAATACACTAATCAATCAATACTTACAATCTATGGACTTCTTTGTTTCTTTCCATTTAGATGAAGAATTTAAAGAGACTGTAAAGAGTCGACATAGAGATACCTTTGACTATAATAATTTTAGTGAGGGTGAAAAGATGAGAATAGATTTGGCGTTAGTATTTACTTGGCGTGCTATTGCTAAAATGAAAAATAGTGCCAATACAAACTTAATGGTACTTGATGAAATCTTTGATAGTAGTTTAGATGGTCAAGGTACAGATGACTTCTTTAAGATTGTAAATAAAATGGGAAAAG